CACCGGCAACCTGGAAGTGCGCTTTGCCGACACCACGCTGATCGATGCCGCCACCAACAACACGCCGCTGGAACTGACCTTCGGCTACGCCATCGATGCCGATCACCGGCTGACCTTCATCGCCCATGAGGTCTACCTGCCCAAGCCCAAGCTGCCCATCTCCGGCCCTGGTGGCATCCAGGCCACTTTCGAATGGCAAGCCGCCAAAGCCACGAGCGTGGCGCGCATGTTCACCGCCGAACTGGTGAACGACGTCTCTTCCTACTGATTACTCCGAGGTCTCTCATGATCAAACTCAATCTTCCGCGTGAACCGCAATGGATCACGCTGGCCGCCGGCGTGCGCCTGCAGGTCCGGCCCGCCACCACTGCGCTGGTTATGGCCGCGCGCCATGCCGCCGCCAAAGTGGCCGGTACCGACACCGCTGCCGCCGGCGAGCGCACCGCCACCCTCATCACCGAACTGGCCAAGCTGGCCGTGCTGGCCTGGGAAGGCGTGGCCGACGACAAAGGCAAACCCGCGGCTGTCACGTCCGAGGGAGTGGCCGCCCTGATGGAGCACTGGCTGCTGGCGGACGCCTTCGAGCGCGAATACCTCGGCGGCCTCTACGCACTGGATGCGGAAAAAAACGCCTGAAGGCTCGCACCGCGTGGCATTTCGGTGGCGGGCCGAGTTACTGCAGTGCCTGCCCTGAGCGGTGCCCCGAGTGCCCGTACACCATGAATGCACCCGAGAGCCTGGAGGGCTGGCAAGCGGCCAGCGCGATTGACATCTGTGCCAGCCAGTTGCGTATGGCACAGGGTCGGGTGGTTGGGCTGGATCTGAACGCCTGGATGCTGGCCTGTGAAAGCACCGGGCTGGATAAAGCCACCGCGATCGATCTGTTCCCAGCAGTCGAGGCGGGTCTGATGAGCACCTTTGAGCAAAACGAATAACCCTGGCGATTGATTTTCCTCCATGGCTGAACGCAACCTCTCCATCCGTCTTTCCGTGGTCGACGGCGGCAAGGTCAAAGCCGAGCTGTCCGAGATCGGTGAGAGGGGGGAGCGTTCGCTCAAAAAAATCGAGTCAGCAGCCACCCCGGCGTCCAGTGGTCTGAAACTGCTGTCGTCAGCGGCCAACGATGCCAAGTTCCAACTCGAAGCAGCCACCGAACGTCTGGGCCTGTTGGGCTCGGTTCTCGGAAGGCTCGGTCCCGCCGGTCTCATCGCGGGTGCGAGCATCGCCGCACTGGGTGTGGGCATCACCGCACTGGTCATGCCCGTGGCGCGTGTGGGCGATGAATTCTTCAAGCTCTCGCAAAAGACCGGCGTTTCTGTTGAAGCCCTGACCGCGCTCGACTACGCCGCCAAGCTCTCGGACGTGACCACCGAAGGCTTGACCAAGGCCCTGCAAAAGCTGTCGATGGCGATGTTCGACACGCAGGTCAATGGTGAAGAAGGCAGTGCTGCCCTGAAGGCCCTGGGGGTGTCGGCCACGGACGCCCACGGTCAGATTCGCCCGACCGAAGCCGTGTTGCTCGACTTGGCCGAGAAATTTGCCCTAATGCCCGATGGTGCGGACAAAGCAGCGCTCGCCGTCAAACTCTTCGGCAAGGAAGGCCTGGCCATCATTCCGTTACTGAACCAGGGACGAGAGGGCATTTCCGCGCTGATGGAAGAAGCGCAGCGACTGGGTCTGGTCATGTCCGAAGATGTGGCCAGGGCCTCAGAGGTCTTCAACGACAACCTGACGCGCCTGTCCGCCATCTTCGAGGGCGTGCAGCGCCAGATCGGCGCTGCTGTCATCCCCATCCTTGCCGACTTCACCGAGCAGGTGATCCTGGCGCAGACCGAGACCGGCAGCTTCAGCAACGAGCTGCAGCGCATCACGGTCAATCGGGAAGCCACGCTCGCATTCCTTGAATCAGTAGCGTCTGGCTTGGCCTTCATCGCCGAGTCGGCGGTGCTCTTGAAGCGCGTCATTGCCCAGCCCTTCGACAGTCTGTCGGTGGTGGGCAAGGACATCGAGACCTGGTTCAAGACGGATCTCCTAAGCTCGATGAAGTCGATGGGCTATGACCCCAAGCTCATCGATGCAGAAATCGCCAAACTGCAGGGCGCGCGTGATGACTACGTGCGCGCGGCTAATGACCGACTGTTCAACATCAATCAGAACCCTGGCTATGCAGATCGCGTGGCCCGGTTCTTTGATGAACAGCGCCGCACCGTGCGCGTCATGGGCCAAAAGTTCGTGCTGGACACGGAGGCACAGGCCAAGGAAGTCCAGGCGATCTACGACAAGTTTCTGCCAACGCTACCACGCAAGCCACGTCCCAGCCTCGATCTGTCCGGATTCGAGAAGCCCAAGCCCGCCGAAAAAATTAATGAGGGTGAGGTCTTTCTCAACCAACTGCGCTCACGCTTGACTCGTGCGCAGGAAGGCGAAGCCGCCGAACTGCGCGCCCGTGCCCTGGAAATCGAAGCCAAGGGCTACCAAGGGGTGGCGGCGCAAGCGGAAAAATATATCCAGGTGCTCGAAGCCATTGAGCGCCAAAAGGAAAAAGACAAAGCCTTCGAGGCTTACGAAAAAGAAGAAGCCAACGCCCGCAAGATCGTCGAGACCCTGATTGGTGGCAACCGCCAGCGCATCGAGGGTGTGCAGCTGCAGCGCGAGATGCTGGATCTGTCCAACACCGAACGCACGGTACTGCAAACTCGCGCCGAGTTGGAGAAGGCAGCCGCTGCTGCCCGTAAAGAAGCCAGCCAGATTCAGGACGGTGAACTGCGTGCACAGACGATCGAAGCCATTAACGATGCGCTGGCAAGGCAGTTGCCGATCATCGAGAGTCTGGTGCGCGCCAATGCCGACTACCAGCGCTCTGCCGAATTTGGGGCCAAGTCCGCGCTACGCACCTACATTGAAGATGCCACCAACGCCGCCAAGCAGGCCGAACGGGCCGTGACGGGCGCGTTCAAGTCCATGGAGGATGCGCTTACCCAGTTCGTGATGACCGGCAAGCTGGACTTCAACAGCCTGGCCAATTCCATCATCAGCGATCTGATTCGCATCCAGATCCAGCGTGCGATCACCTTGCCGTTGGCGAACTGGGCCATGAGCCTGTTCACACCGGCTGCCAGCACTGCGCTCCCCCTGGGGTCCGGGGTCTTGATGGGCGTGAATGCCAACATCGCGCACAGCGGTGGGCTGTTGGGCACCGATGGGCTGCCATCTCTGCAGGTCGGTAGTGCTGTGTTCACTGGGGCACGGCGGTTTCATACCGGTGGCCTGGTCTCTGGCGAGGTACCCATCATCGCCCGCCAGGGTGAAGCGGTATTCACGCCGGGGCAATTGCGAGCTCTGGGTGGTGCAGTCGCCACCAAGCCGCAAGTGAATGTGGTAGTGAATGTAATCAACCGCGCCAGTGGTGTCGAAACCCGGGTCGAGCAACAACAGCAACCCGATGGCAGCACCCGGCTCGATGTCATCGTCGAACAGATGGAAGCGCGCATGGCCCGATCGATCTCCCAGGGTTCCGGATTGGCACCAACTCTGGAGCGCCGTTACGGCCTGAACCCAGCAGCCGGAGCGATGCGATGAATGTCCAGTGGCCCATTACATTGCCGCTGCCTTCGGTCGAAGGCTATGGCCTGACGCCCCAAGAAGCCGTGCTGCGCACAGACATGGAGTCGGGCCCTGCGCGTCAGAGGCGCCGGTTTCGACAGACGCCCACGCGCATCACCGTGCGATGGCTGTTCCTGGAAACCCAGTTCGCGCTCTTCGAGGCTTGGTACAAGTACCACGCCGACGAGGGTGGCCAGTGGTTCGAAATCACCTTGCTCGGCGGCCTCGGATTGCTGCCACATGAAGCCCGCTTCACCCGCCAGTTTGAAGCCCGCTTGTTGTCAGCGCGACGCTGGGAGGTCAAGGGCGAACTGGAAATCCGTGAGCGTCCGACGCTCGATGAAGGCGCGCTCAACTTGCTGCTCGAGTTCGAAGCGCAAGACCTCTTTGCCATGGGTAGCGAACTGCATCAGCTGGTGCACATCACCTTGCCGGTGCGCTTACCCCTTTCCCTATCCGATGAAATCTGATCCCTGGACCAATTCACCATGAGCCTTCAAACCGATTTGCACAATGCCGTCACGCTAGTGGCGGCTGACAGCGCGTTGCTGCATGCCGTCGTGCATGGAGGGTCCCAAGACACCGTGACCACCGAGGGCGGCATGGTCGTCACAGTCGCCAAGCTTCTGCACGATGCCGATGCGCGTATCAATGTGGCAGCAAGCGGCATCCTCGCGCAAAGCCAGGCAGCCGCCCAAGATGCGCTGATCTCGGCCGAACTGGCCGCCAGTGAAGCCGATCGTGCGCAGTCGATGGCCAACCAAGGCGTCACCGACACCACGGCCGTCTTGCAACTGGTGCAGAGCAGCGGCAACCAGATTCTGGTCGATGCCGAAGATGTACTGCAGCAGGTCATCACCCGGTTGATGGCGGTGGGCTTGCCTGATGTGCTCACGGGCGCACGGGGCATGCTCCTGAAGGTCAAGACCGATGAATCCGGGTATGAGCTGGTCCACACGGCTGCGTTGCCGCGCTTCTATGGGTTTCATCTGTCCAGTGACGGCTCGGAGCTGTTGCTGACTGAAGGGCGTGAGGAAGCGTTCA